GGTTAACGTCACCGCTTTAAACAAACTGCAATTTAGTTACACTGCATCTGTTCTTACTGGGGCGACATCTCTAGCCACTGGTACTTGGTATTATTTTGCCGTTGTAAGGTCTGGAAGTGCAACTGGAAACTTAAAAATTTATCTTAACGGGACGGCAGACGCAACAAGCGGCGGCGCTGTGACAGACAATTTTAACCAAACAAACACACTATATGTTGGCGCGGATCGGATTGGTAGCAGCGCATTAAACGGGTATCTTCAAGACATTCGCATTACCAAATTCGCTCGCACCATCACAGCGTCGCCAACCGCAGCATTCCCGACGAGGTAACCATGCAACTCGCCAACCAAGACCTCATCATCAAAGACCACACCGAGTGGTTCCCAAACACTTCCTTTGGTGAGCGCGGCCCATCTGTGGATTGGATCAAGTCCGAGGGCTATTACGTCATCACGGTGTGGAAGCCCTACGACCACGCAACAGAGAAGTTAGTATCTGCCGCGCCTCATTTGTATGACGGGATGTGCTGCTTGGTTGACGTTGAGCCACTTACTCAAGAGGAGCTTGACCAGCGCGTAGTGACGCAGTGGCAAGTGATCCGTACCCAGCGCAATCAGATGCTCAAAGACACCGACTGGACGCAGGTGGCTGACGCTCCGGTTGACAAAACAAAGTGGACAACATACCGGCAAGCACTTCGTGATATAACTGTTCAAGCTGATCCGTTTAACATCAACTGGCCGGCATGAACTCATTTTTTGGTGGTGCTTTTTTTGCCGGAGACTTTTTTCAGTCTGTTGTCACTGGCGCAGAACAATTGTTGATTAAACTTCGGTCATTTACCGAAAGAAGGAGATTTTAATGGCTATTAACCTCAAGGCGATTACCTCAGTAATGGGGTATCAGCAGATCACAAGTCTAAGTTCTGCTACCAAACTGACCGTGCCGCCCCGCGATATAAGCGGTCTGATCGGCTCCCCTCGGATTGCTATCATCACGCCTGAGACGCAGGCAGTGCGCTGGCGCGACGATGGCGTAGCCCCAACCGCTACAGTTGGGATGCCGTTGGCTGCTGGTGTTACGTTGCAGTATGACGGCGATCTGTCCCAGATCCAGTTCATTGAACAGACTGCCAGCGCCAAACTCAACATCACCTATTATTCTTGAGGTCGCTATGCAAGTTTCTAACGACTCTCCCGCCGTGAACTACGTTGATTATTTCACCAAGCAGTTTCCAATTGATCTGGCTAACATGGCCGCGCTGCGCGACGAGCTGGCTGTTCGTCAGGGTGCATTGTCTGCCGCCAAAGATGCTGTAGCTGACCGCGAACGCGCCAAGCAAGAACTGGATGCGGCCAACGCTGAAGCAGCCGCACTGCGAGCTGATGCGGAAACTGACCGCGCAGTTGCAAAGCAAGAACTTGTTGATGCCAAGGCCAAAGCCAAGGATCTGAATACCCAAGCTAAGGTTGCGCTTGCTGCTGCGGTAGACCGTGAGACTGCGGTTGAGTTGCGCGAGAAAGTTGTGGCAGATCGTGAAGATTACCAGGCTGAAGCCCAAACTGAGATTGAAAGCCAACAAGCCGATCTAAAAGCCCAGACTGCCGCTTTGGATGCTCGCGTAAAAGCGTTTCAAGATAAAGTTGCTGCACTTACAGCTTAGGACTCAAAATGCCCGCAGTATCGCTTTCAGCCTTTGGTGGCGTTGGTGCTCAGTTTTTTGACAATAACGGCGTTCCGTTGTCTGGTGGCAAGATTTACACATACGAGGCTGGTACAACAACGCCGCTGGCTACGTACACTTCATCGTCTGGCAGTACCGCGCACTCAAACCCAATCATTTTGAATTCTGCTGGGCGTGTGCCTATTGGAGGCGAGATTTGGATTGCTCTGCGGCTTTACAAGTTTGTGCTTGAAACCAGCACTGGGGTTTTAATTGCCACATATGACAATGTGGGCAGCAGCTTTAATGCGGCCGCAATCATTGCAAACTTTACCGGCAACGGATCAACTGTTGCATTTACGTTGGCAAGTGCTCCCCCCGCAGGTGAGAACGCAACAAATATATACATCAACGGCGTTTACCAACAAAAGAATACGTACAGCGTTGCTGGCGCTGTGGTTACATTTTCTCAAGCACCTCCAGTTACTTCATCAATCGAAGTTAACTACGTCTAAGGAACAATTATGGCCGATACTAAAATTTCCGCTCTTACGGCGGCGACAACTCCTTTGGCGGGGACAGAAGTACTACCAATTGTTCAATCTGGAGCTACGGTTAAAGTCGCAAACAATGATTTGCGCCCAAAACAAATTCAATCAAATGCAACTAGCGGTGTGTTGCAAATTGCGGGGCCTGCGGCTGCGGCAACCCGCGTGATGACAACGCCAGATGCCAATTTTACGGTTGCTCGAACTGATGCCGCCCAATCATTTACGGGCAATCAAACATTAAGCACCGGCAACTTAGTCATTGGCACATCTGGTCAAGGGATTGACTTTTCTGCCACACCAGGCACAGGCACAAGCGAGTTGTTGGCTGATTATGAAGAAGGCACATTTACTGCAACTCTTACAACCACAACTGGTTCTATTACTTTGCTGAGTGCCGTAAACGAATGCTCGTATACAAAAGTTGGGAGGCAGGTTACGGTAACAGGACTGATTATTGTCAGTTCTGTATCTTCTCCAACTGGAAGCATATCGTTAAATTTGCCTTTTGCAATTGGAAATGGCGCTGAGTCATCCTTGAGTGGAGGTAGTTTTGTAATTTATCAAGATGCGCCAACGTATGCAACCACATTGCAAACAGCTACATTTGAAGAAAGCACGTCTATTCTGTCTATAGGGTTAAGCGCTGCGTTAGTTGGCGCAGACGACCAATTTCGCTTTAGCTTTACTTACTTCACATAAGGCGCAAATATGGCTCTGACAAAAGTAACTTATTCAATGATACTTGGCGAATGCGCTAACGTACTTGATTTTGGTGCTGACCCAACAGGCGTTGCAGATAGCACCGCAGCTTTTGTAGCCGCTATTGCTGCAAATCAAAAAATATATGTTCCATCTGGAACTTATAAGACAAATACTATTTCATTGCCAAATGCAATTGGCGATGGCTTAATAATTCTTGGTGAAAACAAAGAAACAACAATTCTTCAAGCGTTAAACACCAACTCGCCAATTTTTGACTCGGCTGGCGTTTTTGCGGCAAACAACTACATTGCCAACTTTACACTTAAAGCGCACGCCTCTGGCTCGACTGGGCCAGCGGTGAACATGAAAAACATTTCGTTCAGCACGTTTGAAAGCATTAGTTTTCAAAAAACTGGCACTGGCACTTGGTCTACAGGCTTTTATTTGTACGCCAAAAACACCGCACCTTACGGCCACTGCTACGTTAATTACATCAAAGATGTAACGGTCAACGAGGCTTGCATAGCCTATGCTGTGTTTTTGTTAGAAAACAATCCCAATGCACATCGTATTTCTGAAGTGTCAGTTGGCCCTAGACTTGGGGCGGCAACATTTACTATTCCTTACATTGTCAAATTTTTAGAAACTGCAACTTCTCCAGTTGGCATTACTTTTGAAAAGTTTCACGTTGAATGTCAAATTGGAATTCAAAGTTTTGACTTTGGAAATAATGCCGGGAATATTTGTGTAAAAGACAGTTGGAATGAAACGAACAATTCTGCATTTAACATTGCCAACACGTCAAAAGTGACTTTGTACAATGTTGTAATGAATGGGTTGAGCTATCCAGCAAACCTACCGTTGAATTTTGGTAGAATTGGCAATTCTTACATTGATGGGGTAAATACATCTGGCATGGCTGATGTATTGCAGCAAACTCAAGGAATTGTGTTTACAAATCCCGCTGTTAATCTAGCAAATCCTAACGCTTTAGACGATTACGAAGAAGGAACATTTGATGTTACGGGAGTGCCTAGCACAAGCGGAACTATTACTTTAAATTCAACTATCAATGCTCTTGCGTATACAAAAATTGGGGCGCAAGTAACATTGACAGGAATGATTCAAGTCAGTTCTGTTAGTTCTCCTGTTGGTAGTTCTATTAGAATTGCCACCCTGCCGTTTGCGATAAAAGACTTAACTAAAAATTCTGGTGAAGGCGCATCAACTTGCTGGTGGTTTGACAATAGCACAACCACATATACGGCACTTCCGTGCATTTGGTTTGAAGGCAATAGTTATGTTGATCTGATTGTCAACCCTGCTCTTATTGCAGCAAACGATCAGTTTAAGTTTAATTTTTCATATTTTGCAGATTAACCGTACCAGTGCGGAACACTGGAATTTGGTTTTGATTGGAGTATCAAAATGGCTCTCGAAAAAGTAATCTCTGTTGATCGCATCGAAGTTCTTGAAAATGGTGTTGTTCAAGTTCGTACCAAAACTGCCATTTTTGAAGATGGCAAACAGATCAGCGGCACGTTCCATCGTCATGTTGTTGCCCCAGGTGACGACTACATCAACGAAGACACCCGCGTTCAAGGCGTTTGCGCTGCTTTGCACACCGCTGAAGTTGTTGAAGCCTATAAACTTGCACAAATTAACAAAACCCTTGCATAATACTGTACCGGCCCAGCAGACCGGGGGATCTTAGGATTCAAAATGTCGGAAGAAGTAGCGATTGAAGCGGAAGTAGCGCCCGCGCCGGAACTGGATGTCACGGCGACTCCAGAACCTGTAGTAGATACGCCGGAAGTTGCGCCCAAGACATTCTCGCAAGAGGAACTTGATGCAGCAATCCAAAAACGTCTCGCAAGAGAACAGCGAAAGTGGGAGCGTGAGCGCCAAGCACCGCCGCCCGTTGCCGTTGATGTCCCGCCTGTAGATCAGTTTGATTCGGTTGATGCGTATGCAGAAGCCAAAGCAATTAAGCTAATCGAGCAGCGCGAACAGCATCGCCAACAGACGGAGATTCTTGAGGCATATCACGAGCGTGAAGAAGAGGCTCGGACCAAGTACGATGACTTTGAACAAGTCGCGTATAACCCGACTCTCAAAATCACGACCGTGATGGCGCAAGCAGTTCAAGCCTCTGATGCTGGCCCTGATATAGCCTATTATCTCGGGTCCAATCCAAAAGAAGCTGACCGCATTTCCCGTCTTAGCCCGATCTTGCAAGCCAAAGAGATTGGACGCATTGAAGCTAAAATAGCCAACGATGTCCCGGTCAAACGTACTACGTCCGCGCCCGCACCCATTTCACCTGTAACTGCTAGAACTTCAGGCAATCCGAGTTATGATACGACCGATCCCCGGTCGACCAAGACCATGACTACTTCGGAATGGATTGAAGCAGATCGGCAGCGTCAGATTAAGAAACGGCAAGCTCAGTATCGCT